ATGAATAAGAGATTCAATCTAAAGCAAATTGTAGAAACTATGAAAACGATTATTATCGTAATGCTTATTGCACTGCCTATCGGATTTTTTCTAGGTATTCAATACCAAGAGAGTAAATCCGATCAGCAGCAAAAAGCATTGACCAAAATAGTTCGCGAATTAAAACAAAATCAGTAGCTAATGTGGCGGCTACTGCGCCTAAGGGTAAGCCACAGAAATCAGTGACTGTCGAACCAACCGTACTACAGCCAAAACCAGCTGTAGCAGCGGGCTGCGAATTGGTTCGACAAGAGCTGGTTAAATATCCAAACTGGAGTGTCCGGCTAATGATGGCTATCGCCAGAGCTGAGAATAGAAACTGCGACCCACTAAATCACAACCTAACTAATACCGAGAATCACAGAGTGTGCATCGGCAGTTACGGTGTGTTACAGGTTGGTTGTGTACATTTTCGCTCTGACGAAAACAGAAACGATACGGCAACTGTTGTAAAAGTTGCATATCGAGTTTGGCAAAGTCAAGGATATACAGCTTGGACTAACTACCGAAACGGTGCGTATAAGGAGTTTTTGCGATGAATAGTAAAACAACAAGCCTGTTAGATAATTTTGAGCTGAAATATGAACGGCTAAAAAGCGAGGATTATCTAGCAAGACGGGCTAGCAACTGGCGCACTCGTATGAAGCGGCGCAAGCAAAGAAAGGAGAGGGTGCGTGTACATAAGAGCAACGCATAAGAAGTTTGACATAAACGACATACGATCTACCGCGTCTTGCCCTGAATGCCAGTCAAAGCACCTGATGCTTTCCCGAGGAAGGCTATCCTGCCGTAATTGCGGTGTAGAGATTGGCAGAATCGGCAAAACCAACAAGTACGGCGCTAAGCGCACCGAAATGAACGGTAAGATATACGATTCAAAGTTTGAAGCGCAAGTGGCCGCAGACCTAGAGGTTGAGAAAAAACTTGGCCAGATAAAGGACTACGACACGCAATATCGAATTGAAGGCTGGGTATATGACGAAAATGGCAATAAGGCATTTCCCTACCGGCATAAAGTAGACTTTAGAATCCATAACTTAGATGGCTCATTTACTTTACGAGAAGCTAAGGGAGTGGAGACCGACGACTACAAGTGGCGGCGGAAGATACTAGAGAATGTTTGGTTGCCTGCTCATCCTGATTACACATACGAGGTAGTATTCCAAAAACGCAACAAACGAAGTTTTAAGACTTCGCGACAATAACAACTAATAATCTGGTGCCCTATTCTATGCCAGTTTTTCCTATTCTATGGCATGGAAGATTGTAAAGTGAGCGGTTAAATGGCTAGAGATACTTAAGATTCTTAATCTTTAGAAATTGTACCAATTTCTAAAATCTAGCAGCAGCCAGAGTCCACCCTAGGAGGTAGAATGAAGCTAATCGTGACGGTTGATTGTAAGGACAGAGAAATATCACGGTATATTGATTCAGACACCGTAAAAGAGAATATGATGACAGAAGTCTGGAAAGGTATCCAAAAGCAGTTAGAAGAAAAAGGCTATAAGATAATCACTCTTTCGGTAGAGGAGTATAAGGAGAAGTAAGTTATGAAAAAACCAGTAGCTGAAGTGAATATCAAAATATTTAAAAAAGGCAGGAAATACTGTGGTGAAACCAAAATTGGTATGAATTCTGATGATCCAGAATTAGTTTTAGCTATTTTAAAAGCTCTTGATGACATATCAGCTAGATTTGCTAAAGACAGCGCAAAGGAACTAGCGAAAGATGTTTTGAGAAATATTTTAGAAGACGAGGATCTAGAGGAGCTTTTTAAAGAAGATGAAACGTTATAAGCTGCGTAAAGATACGCCAACCATCAAAGCTGGCACAATCTTTGAAGAAGTAGTTAGTGATTTTGATGGAGCGAAAGAGCTAGCGCGAATTACACCAGTCGGAGCCAAAACTGATCCACAGTGGACGATTCAGGATATTGATAATTTTGATGAGTGGTTTGAGAAAGTCGAAGAGCCAACGAACAGTATTCACTGGAAACCTAGAATCGGCGATAGGTGTTTTATTCTTGCGAACGCCAACATAAGACTAACATCTTATACCGGAATGCTACGTGATTACAATGCTTGGCGTACTGGCAAAGTATTTCGCACCGAAGAAGAGTGCGAAAAAGCCCTCGACCGTGAACTAGCCGAAGTCAGACTACGCCGAACGTCAACGTTTAAGCCAGACTTTGAGAATGGTAAAGGTGGGTGGTTCATCGCCTACAACCACCTTGAAAAAAGACTAGAGTACTTTCAGTGTTCGTGGCAAGATGCAGGTGAACCTGTACGCTATGAGACCAAAGAAGAAGCTGAAAGATCTATCGAACAGTACAGAAAAGACTGGCTAGCCTACCTTAATGTGGAGGATTGTTAAATGGGACTTTTTGATATATCAGAGACAACTACTTTTCGCGACCTGATGCTAGAAAGATGCCGAGTAGTTATGGAGCATAGACTCGGAAAACATATGCTACGGAATCTAGAATTGCGAGAGTTTCAATATTCTTGCGCCGCCATAGATGATTTGGCAATTGCATTTTGCTCTGACGTGCTGTCTAACAAATTATGCGAGGATTCATACAGCGTATCAGACTCTCAGACGCTTCTCTTCCCGAAAACCCCATGGCAACACTTCAAGAATGACTACATGCCGAAATGGTTCATCAAGAAGTTTCCTATCAAGTACCTGCATAAGAAAGTAGAGTTTCATAAAACCATTAAAATCACTCGTCGAGAGACCTACCCGATGTGCGATATGGACATCAGAAATAGCCCAAGGCTCAGAGTGCAGCTGGGTACGCCGGTTATTAAAGACGAGGTAAAAATTAGCTAATAGAAAGGACACGATATGAAAGGTGAAGTACTTGTATACATAGAGGGAACGGAGGATAGCTATAAGTTATACAGCAAAGACATAGAATCGGCTTGCAGCCTGTATTACGGCTTAGAAGAACGTCCGATTTATATTGACCGTCCCGATGGTTTAGCTAAAGTTGTTGTTAAAAAGTTGGATATGTTAATAGAAGCTATCCTCGACACTCATAAGTATAGAGAAGAGAGGCTTGAATCTTTCTACGAAAACACACGAGTAAAGGAGTGGCGGGACGCGAGAGACCGACGAGTTCTATTGGGTGCGCTTATAAATAGAAACTACGAAGGTGACAGAATAGCCGGTTTGATTGGCTGGCTAGAATCCAAAAGGGCTATTAGCTGGAACGACAGAGATGCTAGAGTCGTGCCCTATAAATTAAACGATAATTTGATATTAATCTTTTCCTAGGAGACTCAATAATGGAACGTAAAATACTCATGACAATCTGTATCATCGGTATGATATCTGGTGCAGCTTCAGTGATATTTGCTGCTATGGCTAAGCAATACACTGGATCAATATTCTATTTAATACTATTTTTCATTAACGCGGTTGGATTTTATGCCGCGAAGGAGGAAAAATAGTAGCCCCGTTAGATACAAATTCCTAAAACATGTATTCTACGGTGATATATAAACACCATTAACCAATGACCTACCACACGTCAAAAAAACTGGGCGAACATTAACATTTCAACCGTATAACTGGATAGACAATCGTAGCTTAGATGGTAAAGCCGCGCTGCAGCACGTGTACGTACGCAAAGGTGGTTCAAGCCCACCCGATTGTCTATTCAACTGGACAGATGATATGCACAACTCCTTTCGGGCGCGCCACACCCACCCGGCGCGTATCCAAGAATCGTGAAACGTTGTGAGTCAGTTTTTAAACATTTTCAATGCGGTGCAACGTGTATCGTCTGTTCAACTGGTAGCATCAGTGTCTAGGCTTTTTATTAGCCTGTAGAATTGAGTGCAGGTGGAAATCGGCTCAATCTGGTGTTGCCAATTGGCTATGTAAGTGGCGGAATAGGTAGACGCTATCTTGAAAATAAGTACCTAATCATGAGCTTAGGGGTATCTGCTTATTGATAGAAAGCTTCGTAGCATGTGATGTGACTTTACGAAACCTAATTCCCTCGAATGTGAGGAAATTAAAACTCGGCAAATCATCACCTTATATAGCCGATACTGGCAATAGTTGAAGCATCTGCCGTAACGAGACAGCTCTGCGTGCGAGGTTGTGTACCAAAGTGTTAGCTTGACCGTCAGGAATTAAAAGAAGCAGCCTTAAAGTATCCACCGCTCTTGCCAGTACCAGTTATGCGGTTGAACACATTAACTAAAAATAAGTGAGAACAAGAAATGAATAAGAACAAAGACCTTATAGAAGAAGGGAAGATTTACGATAGTGTGCACAGTATTCTGTTTGGTGCATTTTACGACGTATCTCATAAGAAGTTAGACAAAATTACGCGTAATATTACAAAAGTATTCTTGCGCTATTTAGCAAATAAACGCTAATAGAACATGTAAACAACATGTATGTACTTTACATATTTTTAACATAAGGGAAGGATATGTCAATATGAACAGGAAACTAGGAGATATTTATGTTCCAAGAGCTATACCAGTTGGCACTAAAATATGGTTTAGCTCAGAAAGGCATGGTTATACAGTTAGAGCGTCTAATACAGCATTTGTAGTCTTGACCAAGCCCTTTAACGCTCAAAAAACAGTACTGTACACAATTATAGACTGGGAACTTGGCATACGTGGTCCTAGTAATCTGATCTTTGATATTGGTGCAGAAACCGACGAACAATGTTCACAGTTACTAGATATGCTTACCAGTGGTGAGATTGAAGTGAGTTCGCGGCGTTGTGTTAAATTAGACATTTCAAGAGGAAAAATCAATGGAAACATTTGAACTATGCAAAAAGCTACATCAACTAAAGCCTGATTGGCAACCTATTACTGCCTGCAGATATACAGTCAAGTTCAAGGCTAGTGAGCCACGTATCTATCCTAAGGATGCAAATCGACCCTGCTACGATTGGGCGCCAGAGTACACACTGGAATATTTGTTGGATAAGTTGCCAGATGCTATTGAGAGCAAGCTCGGTCTTGGCGCACTAACACTATCCAGTAGACGAGGACAGTATAGAGATGGTTGGATGGTGTTTTATGGAGATGACGAAGGATGCTCAGTGGACGCTAGCCTAGTCTTTGCTGCAGAAGCTCCGCTAGACGCCGCGTTAAAACTAGCCATAATAATGGCAGAAAAGGGATTGGTATAGAATATGATGTCAAAGGATGTGTACGAAGAAGACTCTGTTCTGGTGATCGTAGGGCTAATAATCCTAGTGTGTATTATATTCTTCGCTGTCAAAATGAAAGAAAACAATCCAAGCCTGTCTCGAGATGAAGTTTGTCAAAAGCATTTTGGTAAGGACTATGTTTACCAAAATGGTGGTCGTAGCGCAGATTTTTGTGTAGGAGATTCAGGTATACCAAAATATCCTAAAACCTGGAGTGAGAGAAGAGGAGATTATTAAGGCGGAGGATGTGCTATGGCAAAACTAAAACTCAATGACGTAGTTCAATTCAACGAAAATCACAAATGGTGCGGTGCTTTAGGGATTGTGAGTGAAATTAAAGAATTAGAAAATGACACAAAATATCTGATTGGTGTGCCGATTCCCGAAGCAGCTAGTGTTAGCACTGCCTATGTTTTTGTTATGGCAAGCGAGATGGCGTTAGAGCGAATTGGCATAGCAGAGTTAGGAGTTGACTGATGCAAATCTATAACGTTGGCAGGGACTCTTTAGATGAATATGATTTAAAATATTTAGACAAAGAAGCCTATGAATATCTTATCTATAACTATGAAGTGGGTTATTACCAGGGTGATGGTGCAGCAGTTCTTAAAGATAACAATGGTAAGTTCATACTGATAGACCTAGGTCACTGTAGTTGCTATGGTCCATTAGAAGAGCGCAATCCGAAATGTATCTATTCACGAGAGGAAATAACCAAGTTGTTAGATAGGCGTTGCCAATATACATGGGGCGGTGAGTATATCGAAGATGTTGCTGAAAAGTTTAAAGAGCTGGAGGGGTTAGTTTAATGTATATTCCAATAATCACATTCTCTCAATCAGCAGCAAGGTCCGTATTAAAGAGTTTTGCGAGGGATATTATTGCTTCTCACGAAAAGCCACACTCTGTTCGCATCAAAATAGAGCGTATAGATTGGTATTGTGAACTATTGAGTTCTTTAATTGAGGAGGAACGATTAAACGCTATCGCGGGAGAATTATCGATTATTCTTGACACCACGGATAATAAGCACCTTCGTAAAGCGCTGAAAGATAGTCTAACACGTACCACCGCTGCCCGTCAGGTTTTATATGAGAAGCAATGTGCGTTAAAGCGGAGCAGGAGGAATGAGGAGAGGAAAAATAATGCGTGAAATAAAGTTCAGAGTTTGGGATAACGTAGAAAAAGCTTACCTTAACGAAAAAGACATAGCTATAGACAGTCTGGGCAGTATATTTATAATTGAGGGATACGATCACAATGACTCTGAGTTGTGGTATGCGCGACTTTTACCAGATTTAGACAACAAGCGGCATGTTATCGAGCAATACACAGGGCTAAAAGACAAGAATGGTAGAGATATTTATGAGGGAGATATCGTTAAATACTATCCCCGCCACAACGGCGTTCCGTATAGAGTTTATTGGGCGAATGAATCTGCCAAATTTCTCATAGGTCGCAAAGGTGTGGTTGGTCAAGAGCTATCTTCTGTTATGTACAACTTGGATACGGGTCGTATTTTATTAGAGGTTATTGGGAATGTTCACGAAAACCCTGAATTGTTGGAGGAGGAGAAATGAAAACTACCCCAACATCCATACTTGACGCTTGCTGCGGCGGTCGTATGTTTTACTTTGAGAAAAACCATACAAACATTCTATATATTGACCGCCGCAGCGAGACCGTCGAGATGAAAGACAGAGACAAAATCAGAACACTAGAAATCAACCCAGACCTAGTTCTAGACTTTACAGATATGAAGTTCCCTGATGAGTGCTTTTATTTTGTCGTGTTCGACCCGCCCCACCTCATCAACTGCGGCAATAATAGCTGGCTTGCCAAGAAATATGGCAAATTAGATAAAGATACCTGGCAAGAGACCTTAAGCAAAGGCTTGAGCGAATGTCTGCGTGTCGTCAAACCTGGCTGCGTCGTCGCCATGAAGTGGAGCGAACATGACATTAAAACCACTGAATTACTAAAAATATTACCTCAAAAACCAGCTTTCGGCGACAAATCTGGAATGACACGGTGGCTGTTTTTTGTGAAAGGAGTTGAAGATAATGGATAGATGTGGATTACTTGCTCTTAGACTATTCGTTTACTTTGTAGCCATGACGATAGTAGGGCTACTCTTACAATATTCTGATATTGGAGTAGCTTTAATGACATTTGCTGCATTTTTAGGTTTTTGGAGTATGTCAGTAGGGTTTAGAGAGTATAACGGCAGTCTAATAGAAGAACGATGGAAAATATTCAAACCTGGTGTATTGGAGATAATATTGATCGTATTGTTCATTGGTTGGTTTGCCTTTATAGGTAGCCTACATTTTGAGCATAAGCGCCCAGAACAGATAGAGCAAGAGCACCAGAATCGCTGTAAACAGTTGTACGGAACCGAAGCCGGAACGTTTACGAAGCACGAACGTTTCGGTATATATCGCTATTGTTACGACGCTAATGGCGACGTAAAGGTGTTTCATTAAAGATAATAGAGAGGTTAAATATGAGTACTAAAATATCCGACCAAGACCAAAAATGGCTAGACAAGGTTGATGAATTATCAAAAGAAGGTGTCTCGATAGCAGAACGTTCAAGCATGGAATCTGCTGAATATGTAGACCTATTACTGAGCAACTTCGATGACAAGAATTACTGTCAAATGGTAATCAACCAGCATGCAGTAGAAGCAGCTATCGGACAATACTTTGCCGACGTTATTGCTCCTTTCTTTTTCGATATGCAAAAGGTGCTACGGAAGAAAACTAAGATGAGTAAGAGTAACGCCGAAACATGCGCCAGGATACACGTAGGACGATTTATTCGCAATATCACTAAGGAGTTGAATAAGAGAAATGGCGAAGAATAAATCAAAACCATCCATCCAGTACTAAAATGAAGAAAGCTATAACAGACCTCCCTACACCAGAAGAGGTCACCCGAATCACTGAAACTTTAGATTTAGCGAGCAAATTAGATAATGCTGCGATTGCTAAATTGAGCAACACCAAAAGCAAAAGCTCTACGCCAAAAATCGGCGAACTGTGCGGTATGGATTTGCTAATCGACCTGTCTAGCGCGCAAGATGAGGCAAAATATGAGCTGTATTTTAAGGCGCGGACTATACTTGAGGACATTATAAAAAGGAGCTAAAAGATGAATATGACAGTGAGTACGTCAAGGACATCAAGGACATCAAGGACATTGCTGAAAAGTTTAAGGAAGCAGAAGGATTAAGCTAATGAAGGTGCTATATCTTGTAAGAAAACTCAGCAATAAAGAACGTAAAGTCGAGCCTTACAAAGATGATGCTGGTCGAGTTGTCGCTTTTGCTGACATAGAAGACGCGAGAGAGATTGCTAAGAGTATGAAGCCGACCCGTCCACCACAATCGTGGTGTGAAGTCATAAAAATACCATTTGACGAGATTCAATATATGGATTTGCCAGGTGGTTATGTAATTTATGAAAAAGGAGGAGCTATGAACGATCGCAAGAGAAATCGCATTGAAAACTTAGCAAGATTAATATGAGCCACATGAAGACGAAAGATGGTTCTTTAGAAGAGATAGATAAATCATGAAGCAAAATATTTTGATAGCATTTTACAATGTTTATGTTTTCTAGTATAATGTGTGTATAAAGTGGGTTTTTAGCTGTTACATTCTGCAGAGCGAGGATGTTAATGGCAAAAAAAGTCTCTAAGGTTAAACCTGAATCTTCTAAAGCGCCACCAAAGAAAACGCCCAAAAAGAACGGGCGTCCTTCAAAGTATACCGATAAACTAGCTGATAAGATTTGTCAAATGATTGCTCAAGGGCAATCGGTCCGTTCTATTTGTGCAAAAAAGGACATGATCTCTATGCAGACGTTTTTCCGCTGGCTACGAGAAAATGATAAGTTTCGTGAGCAATACGCGCGTGCGTGTGAAGAGAGGTCATATGTGCACGCTGAAGACATTATTGAAATTGCCGATAACGCTACTAATGACTACATGGAAAAGCTGGAAGGTGATGGCTATATATTCAACAGCGAAAACGTTCAGCGGTCACGTCTGCGGATTGATACGCGTAAATGGTTGATGTCTAAGCTAAATCCAAAAGTCTATGGCGATAAGCTGGATATGACGACAAACGGTAATGACATAGGAGTGACGCTGAGTGCAAGCCAAGCCGAGCAGCTGCTTAACGCAAGAGCAAACAGTCGGGATTCTTAGAGAAATTGCCGAAAATGGTTCTTTCGCTGAATACTGTATTGCTATTGATCCAAAATACCAGTTGGAGTGGTTTCACGCTGAGATTGCAAAGGAGTTGGAGCGTGGCTACCAGCAGCTGATGGCGGGCGAAGATGTACGCCTGATGATATTTATGCCGCCGCGGCACGGCAAGAGCGACACCGCCACCCAGAAGTTCCCGTCATGGGTATTAGGCAAAAGCCCAAGCATACCAATCGTTGTATCATCATATTCTGCTGAGCTGGCTACCGATTTTGGTCAAAAAACCAGAGACATCATGCAGTCTGATACATACAGCGCGATGTTTTCAACGCGTTTGCGTGCAGATGCCCGCGCCAAAGGGCGCTGGATTACTAAAGAGGGCGGCGGCTACACCGCAGTTGGGGTTGGCGGAGCACTAACCGGACGAGGCTTTAAGATTGGTATTATCGATGACCCATTCAAAAACCGAGAAGAAGCAGATAGCCTAGTAATCCGTGAAGCCCGCGACGGATGGTATAAATCTACCTTCTCAACACGCGAAGAAGGCAACTCGATGATTGTGTTTATCTTGACGCGTTGGCACGACGACGACCTGGCCGGCCGTGTACTCAAAGCGTCGCGAGAGGCAAAAGCTCGTGGCGAAGCATATGACGACTGGAAAATCATTGAATACAAGGCTATCGCCACTGAAGACGACGAACATCGCAAATCAGGCGAAGCTCTATGGCCAGCAAAGTTTTCGCTTGAGAAACTGTTAAAAAAGCGTGCCGAAATGGGAAGCTATGAATTCTCAGCACTGTACCAGCAAAACCCAATCGATGAAGAGAACCGCAAATTCAAGCAGGCATGGTACAAATACCGCGAATTCAGTAAGGTGTTGCAACTTGATACCTACAACGTCATGACTATCGACCCGCGCGGTAAAGATGATATTGATCAAGGCACCGACTACATCGGTATTACTCTCAACTTTATCGACCGCGAAGGAAAGTGGAATGTGATATGCTATCGGACAAAACTATCCGCAACTGACCTGGTTGACCTCATGTTTACGAACTGGAAGCGGTACAACCTACACAAGATTGGCATCGAGGACAACCAGTTTACACAAGCCCTGAAGTCTGTCTGGGAGGAGGAGATGCTGCGTCGTGGTGTCTATATGGATGTCGAGCTACTAAAACACGGCGGGCACAGCAAGGCATTACGAATTGAAGCCCTAGTTCCACGATACGAACGTGGCGGCATCTATCACATCAAGCACGGTGATACGAATTTCTGCAAAGACCTAGAAAGCGAACTCAGCATGTTTCCTAAAGCCACCAACGATGACGCAAGCGATTCATTGGCATATCAAGTACAGCTGGCGCAGCGCCCAGAGGACGACGTCGGCAGCGGTGAAGCGTATAATCAATCGCTTGCGGATAGAGACGTAACGGCAACATGGAATTAAGGAGGGAATTATGAAAAAATTTGTACCAGAGTTTGGCAAAGTCAAAGAGAAAAAACAGCTTAACGATAACACGACGGTTGAAGTTGAGAAGAACTATCAGAACAGTAGTGTCATCGGCACAAAATTGCATTACGAAGAACGTTTTCGTGTTGGGTCTATGGCTGAGGCGCGGGATAAGGTCGATGAATTAGCGATGCGGATTGAGAAAGACGAGGGACTAGTTAATCCGTCAATCCGCTATGACGGCCGAGCAAAAATGTTATACAAAGGCTCATTCGATGTTGTCTTTGAATATACGAGAATCAGAGCATAGCAAGGGACATTTCCCCAATAAACATAATTGTGATATAATACAAGCGTAAACCACTGAAAAAAACCAGAGTTTACTGCAAATAACAGTAATCTTTGGAGTAATCAGTGGCTTTTTCTTTTCTAACAGAGGAAAACATCTTTGAACTATACGGTACTGCTAAAGAGCAGACCGAACTGCTGACCGAGCCGTTTCCGGAGTTTTCTCGCATTGCCCGAAATAAGCCGCACCCGAAAATTCCAAAGGCGTTTCCAAAAACCACCGACGGTACAGCATCTTCAATCATTATCAAATCGCCGCGGCGCACAATTCAGCAGTTGCCAACTGGTGTAGTTAGTACTGTCGATGAAAACAGTCCATGGCCGATTATCGCCGAGTTTACCTACCTAGAAAAAATCCTGCCTAATGCCAATACTGAATACGACTTGATTCATAAAAGCTGGATGACAGTAGAAGGCGGCGAGACGTTTGGCTCAGTGGCAGTATACGCCCCAATGCTATACAACGATAGTGAATTGCTGCCAGACTACCTGATTGTATCGTGGCGTGACATTTCCCTCCAGCCAGGCAAAAAATCTGCCAGCGATTGCAGCTACATATTCATGCGTTCATGGTGGCAAGAGGCTGACGTTGATCAGCTCATTGATGCCGAGAAAGAACGCCGCCGTAAAGCCAAGGAAGAGGACGCAGAGTATGAGCCGTCGTGGGACTTGGAGGCTTTAGAGGAAATCAAGAATGCCATCATCAGCAAGGACGACAAAGCACAGAATGAAGCCGAGCAGGAGCGGTCGCTTGATCCATCAGGTATTGAAATTGTGACTGGTTTTCAGGTTGGTGTTGGTGCAACGTTCTACACCTTTAACCCCGCTACTGAAAAGATCGTGCGGCGCAAGCAAAATAAAGACCCGCGCGGTAAGATGCCTATCTCTTGGTATTTCTATGACGCCGATGGTGCAAACCCGCTTGGCCGTAGCGTATTGGAGCTTATCGGGCCTCTGCAAAATCTCATCGACGGCGATATGCAGGCATATCAGTACAACCGCGCTATAGCGTTGCAGCCAACCATTAATGTTTTTGGTAACGTCAACGAGCGCCGACTCAACTTTGGCGCCAACGCTGTCAATAAGATTCAAGACCAAAATGCGCGCATCGAGCCGATGAATATCGACACAACCGCCCTACGCGAATATCCGAATCTGTACGGTTTACAGAAGTCGCAGATGCTCAACCTGGTCAATAGTCCAGACACCTCAATCAGTGCTGAGGTTGGCAATCCTGGCTTTGGTAAAACACCGCAAGCACTCAAGACTCAACAAGCACAATTATCCATTGATGATAACGCCCTCCGCAAAGGCTTTGAAGCATTTTTTGAAGAATGGAGCGAGACAGCTATCAACCTGTATTTTGCTGAGCGTAACGGTATAGAGAAAATGCAGCTTGATGATGAAACGGCCGAGAAATTGCGAGCATTGGAGCGTGATGGTCACAGTCTGGACGGCGTTGAACTAGACGAAAATAACGTAGCAACTATTGATTTCTCTAAAGCACAAGGTGTATTGAAGTTTAAGATTGATGCCTCAACCACCAAAGTCAACAGTGAAGCGGCACAACTTGATGCGCTGAAAACACTGATTCAAACACTGGATGCTAGCCAATCACTCAACCAAGTCGTACCAATCAAGAAAAAGCTGGCAGCGTGGAATGCAATCGTCGCCAACTCTGGCATTGACGGACTGGACGAATTGAAGGTTACCGAGGAAGAGATGGAAGAAATGCAGCAGATGCAAGCACAGGGGGCACAGCCGATGGAGCAGACCGAGAGCGAAACGCCAGAAGCTGAGATAGAACAGCCTACTGAGACAGTAACAGGCGAGACCGCGCCGGTAGAAATGTCAACTGAGCCACAGGAAGCCGCTGAACAGAGCCTAATCGATGAATTGCGCCAAATTGGTACGCCAGAGAGTCTAATCGCCGAAGTACCGAGCATGATTGAAAAAGGTTTTACAGAGGAAGAGATAATCGCCTCCATTATGGGCGTTATCCAGAAAGAGGAGGATGAATAATGGAAGACAATCTATACCCACGCAGTACTGAGTACTTTGTGCCGAATGCTGACATGGACGAGCAGCGCGAAAAAGCCAAGAAAGAGGAAAATGCTGCTGTAGCTAAGGAGTTGAATAAGTTGCAGCAAATTATAGACCGATGGAACGAGCGGATCGATTATTACAAATCGCTTGATGCTATCCCGAATGAAGCTGTTACCGACAAGCAGTTATCGACTTACATGCTGGCCCATAAGGAAGTTGTGCGGATTTTACGAGAGGAAAGGAGTGCATTGGAGAGCATCATCGATCCCATTTAGGGAGGTACGTTGCTTTGGTTGGCTAAATCCTCGCTAGTAGCTGACCAAAGGAGCGCATCTCACGCAGCCCAGGTTCGTCACCTGTAATCGACGTCAAAACAATTTAATGAGAAGGAGGGTGCTATGCCGCAAGCAGAAGCGGAAAGCCAAGAAGTCGTAAATACCGAGGTAGAGCAGGAGTCTACCCAAGCTGAGTCGACGGCAGCTGAAACGAAAAACTCTGAGGCTTCGAGCGAGCCAGACACCAAAGCAGTTATCTCAGATAGCGGCGAGGTGGTACGTGTCAAAGTCGATAAGTCCAAAGAGGAGGACAAAGAGGACGAATCCGAGGACAAGTCAGACGATGACCCGAAGCCGAAACGGGGCAAGGAAGCCCGCCAAGAGCAGCTAGAACGCGATTTAGACGAAGAAAATCGAGCTATCCGCGAATTAGTTGCCAGGCGGAATGAAGCAAGAGCTTACCGCCAGCAGTTGGAACAAGAGCAGGCGCAGCATTATCAGGAGACACCACCTGAAATGCAAGACCGGCCGCTACCAACACTAGAGCAGATTATGCAGACGGAGAACCCGGAAACGGGAGATTTCTTTACTGAATTTGAAGCTAAGGCGGTGTTGCAAAACCTACAACTACAGCAGCAGCTAGTGGGTATGCAGCAAGCTCAAGAGCAAGCGGCTTACGAAGCTCAAGTTAGTGCATCAATTAGTGGCATGTCGTCAGATGCTGAACGGGCACTCAAGGACTTTCCAGAGTTCGACCCAGAATCTGATGAATATGATCCGGAACTTGATGCTGATGTAGATGAATTCCTACAAGGAATGCTTATTTACGACAACGCTGGCAATATTATTGGTTCGCGCGAGAGTATATATCAACTATATCAGTCATTCCATAAGGCGAGAGGTAAGGGTGCTAAACGAACGGTGATAAACGATGCAGGTGATTTCCGCGGTAGCGGTGCCCGAGTCGAGAAACCGTTCGAGAAGATGTCCACTAAAGAGATGGAAGCTTATCTTCGCCGAAAGGGACATGACGTTTAAGAAAGGCTATAAAGATGGCAACAAACACGACCGCAACACTTTCAGCCGAGATGATCCAGTACCTGGAAAAAACATTCTTGGAGCGCAGTGAAGCGCGCACGATTCATGCTGAAGGTGCAAAAAAGAAAACCTTGGAGAAAAACAGCGGTACAACCGTTACCTTCACCAAGCGTTCACCATTCGCGCCGGCGACTACACCGCTCGTGGAAGGTGAAAACCCGCAGGACGACGAGATCAAGAGTAACAAGGTTACTGCTACTCTAAAGGGTTACGGTAAATGGACAAAGGTCTCGAGTATGCTGTATAACACATCAATCGATCGTGAGATGAAAGAAACGATTGAAATGATGGGGCAAAACGCAGGCGAGACAATCGACGCATTGGTTCGCAACGTACTGCATCAAGGTGCAACCGTCCAGTTTGCTAATGGTAAAAGTGCGTTAACAGGCATTACCGACGACGACGTTTTAACCGTTACGGAAGTTCGCAAAGCAGTCCGCACGTTGAAGAAAAACAACGCGATGGTCTACCCTGACGGCTATTTCTTGGGTAAGGTTGGTCCAGATACTGCCTACAACATCACCGGCGATACTGCATGGGTCGATGCTCAGAAGTATACTGGCCGCCCAGAACTGTACAAGGGCGAGTTGGGGCGCTTGCATAAAGTTCGCTTTATCGAGGCATCGAGCAATCAGATGGAGGAGAAAAGCACTAAGACTGTTTACTCAAACTTCATCCACGGTCAAGAGGCATTCGGCGTAGTGGACTTGGCAGGTAGCGGCTTGAAGAAGATTATCATCAAGATCAGCGACAAGGGCGATACCTCTAACCCGCTCAACCAGTTCATGACGGTTGGTTGGAAGGCTGAAGCGTTCGCAGCAGCAGTGCTTGATCCAAAGTGGATCATCAACGTTAAGACGGGTGCTAAGGACTAGCAACTATTAACAGGGGCGGTGTGAGCCGCCCCGCCAAAGAAAGGAAATAACATGGCAGAGAAAACTCTACCGAAACCAGAGCCGACTAAAGCGGAAGCTCCAAACGACATGGAGGCTCAGATTGCTGCGGCAAAGAAAGAAGCTGAAGCTAGCGCCGCTGACATCATCGCGCAGGCTAAAGCGGAAGCTGAGAAAATTATCGCTGACGCTAAGGAAGCTAGCTCAGACGACGAGGTCGTTAGCCGTAGTGTCTCTAAAAAGGATATTGTCGACGCTTACGACCATGGCATGAGCCATATGGAAATTGCTCGGAAGTTCTATGGCAACGTCAATGACGACAACATGCAAAAGGTTATTAGAGTAATCAGCGCAGAGTTTGAACCGCTGGACGACATTGACCCAGAGGTTGAAGTCACCGAAGCTTGGAGTTAAGCAAATGGACGGAACAAGAGAGGGAGAATTAAAGCGGCTGAGCGAGGTATTTAACAACCCTCTCAAGTCCCGTCATGAGCGCAGACTAGCCCATGACACATTCAACAAGATATTACGCCAAGTAAAAGACAAAAAACTCATCGAATTACGTCGTAGGTTAATCCGAGCTCACAATGCCGAGGATGTAGATGCCGCTGAAAAAATAACTGATGAAATATATGATTATTCAAGGAGGATGGGATATAAGTAGAGAAATGCATGATAGTGAGAACCATTTCGTGGATGTACACGAAATGGTTTTTTTGATGAGCTTATGCTATAATAGCCTTACAATTAAGCACGAAGTGTGACTCCAAAAAACGAGAGCGCGTTGTCATCCAAAAAGAGGGAAGCGTGCGTCGCAGCGTTGTATAAGCAGTAATCTGAGGTGATCGCCAAAGAAACGCGAAACCGCCCAAGTCAGTACGGAGCAAAGGAATAGGCCACCTGAGTGACCGGACAACAGACGAGAACTCTTATTCAATTTAATAGCATATTTATAATTTGGAGTGTTATTGAGAGATTTGGTATTTGTGGTGTATACTAAAAATACTTTAGTAATAAATGGGAGTCTTTACTAAGATGGGAACAAAACCACAAGTCGTTAAAGGCGCTATTGGCGCCACTATTGGTATTATTGCACTAGCCGGCATAGCTGGAGCAATGGGCAATACTAACAATCAGCAGCAACAACATGCGACACCAGTCGTACAGCCTGTAACATACTCAGACTGTAGAACGGAGGAAATACCGTTTGAAACGCAGTACGAGGGAAGCGTGGGTCAATACGGCTATACTGAATCAGTCAAGCAACAGGGTGCTGTTGGCAGCAAAAAGATTTGCAAACCAAATAAACCAGGCTATCAGGATAAGGTAGAGGTAGTCACACAACCAACACCTCATATTGTTGTTCGCACACCAAAGCCAGCGCCGCAACCAGTACAGCAGCAATCACACTATCGTGTCGGAGCAATCTGTCGTGATGGTTGGCAATCAAGTGCTACCGGAAGAGGCGCATGCTCACATCATGGCGGAGTAAGCGAGTGGCTGTACGAGTGAGGATATGAAAGATAAGCTTGTCGACTTTGTTGTTGGTATATTGGTAGTAGGAATGGTAATACTCGGAATGTATGTGTATAACCGCTACTTTGATAACCCTAGCAGCACAAAGTCAAACCACACTCACAGCAAGGGTAGCAATGCTTCAGGTATCACCAACCCAAGCAGTAGATATTACGATCCTATCGATGAAGACAATCATGATGATGAGGACGACGTGTACTATGAAAACTGTTCTGAAGCTCGTGCAGATGGCGCGGAATCAATCCGTGAGGGTGAACCCGGCTATCGGGAAGAACTTGACCGAGACGGCGACGGTATAGCATGTGAGCCATGGCACGGTAGATAAACAACTACCGTGCCACACAAAAATGCTGTACTACAACCTTACCATCACCTACACCGATACCAGTGTAGGTGTACTTAGGGTCGAGCATGGCAGCTTTGTGAGGTGGTGAATTAAGCCAGCTATTCATTGACTGCTTTGTGTTAGTCACATTGTCATCCCATGTCAAATTCTCGCTAGCGTTTACGCAAACAGCAGATTGAAGTTGTCTCATCTCTTCTGTGAGAGGCTGGTTAGTGTCTGGCATGAGGTGCCCTCGGTAATTTCTGGCTATCATGTCGTCAGCTTTCATTTGAGCAGTCCTTGAGATATTAGGATGTAGCTTTAATGGTGCTACACCAACCTTGGCGCGTTCAGCATTTACGGCAGCAAGTATGGACTGTTCGGTGGGCGGAATAACCTTTGGCGGAAGGGACGCATCAGATTCCTCGGCATCGACTGACGATGCTTGCTTATGAGGAGTAATAAAGCTCTTAACAGCAAAACAAACCCCTATTACAGAGACGACTAAGGCTATAGTAACTATAGTGGAGACTATCACATTGATAGTTTTCTTCATATTTAGATTATAGCAAAAAATACCAGATTTGTCAATAACGCTCCAGATTAAGAAAAGGAGCTTTTTTTATGGCATGGATGTGGAATTCACCTCGACCAGGCGCCCAAAATCAAAACTTAGCAAAAGACTGGGTAGACAGTGTGTTTGCCGGTGTCACTGGACAAACCCCTACATGGAAACTGCAAGAAACTATCGACAGAAACAACGCAGAATCTGCTAGGTCGCAAGCAAAGCTGAAAGAGCTGCAAGAGCAGAAGAGTAACAAGGCTGCCGCTAATCAAGATTTGAACCTTGGCTACTACGGCGGCGGCTGGCGCAGTGGATACAGCGGTGGTAACCGTGCTAGCGCTGCCCAATTAGCAGAATACGACCAAGGTATCGGTCAGCTAGAGCATGGCTTAGGCCGGGTAGACAACCAGCTAGGCGTGCGTCTGGGTAATATCAATAACCAGTACAACACTAAAATGAACGAGCTGAGAAGTTCGTGGAACAAGGCAGAAGGTCAATTTAACGACCAGACCCGCCAAAATCAGCAGCAACGCCGTACTAACATCAATAACATCAATGACCGCGCATCTGTTGGCTTACGCGGACTATTACGTTCGCTGGGTAGTATGGGTGCTGTTGGTTCAGACATGCAGTTAGCAGGACGCGCGGTTCAGAGTCAAGCCAACCAACAGCGTGCCGGCGCAGGGCAAACATACGCTCAGAACCAGAAGCAAATCGACACCACGTGGGGTCAGTTTAAGAATGACTACGAAGATGAAAAAAAGAAAGCAGGCGACTGGAAAGCTAACGAGGAGAATGCAGCCCGCCAAGCCTCGCAAACTACCCGTCAGAACCTGTTGACACAGTTAGCTCAGTTAAGAAGTCAGAAAGCTACTGCTCAAGGCGCCAATGGAGCAAATGCCGCTCGTGCCGACCTGAACCGTGCAAACGCTCTATCGAACGAAATCGACAACCTCGGCCGCCAGCAGAGTACTTACAACGGTAATAAGGTCCAGTACAACGCTAAAGACCTGGATTCCTACAAAGTCGGTGGTGACACGTCAGTCGGCATATCTAACCCGACAACACCAGGTAGCGACCCAACAGTCAATATATATGACACGCGCCTCAAGCAAGAGGAAGAGCGCAAGCGCCAAAACCAATACCTGTAAGCAGCTAGGAGGGGATTTATAGTATGGACTTTTTTCAGAGATTAGGTAACTTCTTTACTGGTAAAGGCTGGATTAATGATGACGAGAAACGTCGCAAAGAGCAGCAACCTCAGCCTGTACAACAGCAGCCAGTACAACAGTCAACTGTGCAGCAGCCAGCATGGATTCGTCAGAATGCACAGATGCCTACTATATCGCAGCCCTCGACACCGAAAGTCAATCTCAATCCCCTCCAACAGGCTAATCAAGCAACTCAGCAATTAAATCTGAATAGTCAAAACAATCAGCTAAAACCACAGGTGACAGCAAATGATGCACCAAAAGTGCTTACTCCGCAAGGACAGCAAGATTGGGCTAACCAGCAGAATAAGCAGATACAAGCACATAACATGGCCGTACAGCCGCCGAAGCCGCAGCCAGTCCAGCAACCAGCACAGCAGCCTCAACAGGCGCAGAAACCTCAGCCATATTTTGTCTATCAGAATCAAAATAGAAACCAAACACTGAATGATATAACCAACCAAAATAAGGTACCAACCCTAGCTCAACAAGTACAAAGGACAACACCGCTGCTTCAGCAGAAAGTGGAGAGAATTAATGCACCGATAAGCCTGAAAGAGAATGAAAAGGCAAACTTTTTTGATTATCTAAACCCATTCGGGCGGCATGGACTATTCGGTCCAAAAAATCAACAAGATTTTCAAAGAGCGGTAAAGCCTGTTAATGACGTACTCAGCGGTTATGAGAAGTGGGTAGATTCTAGCGATAATAAGGAGGGCTTCCAGTGGAACGACCCCATGGACTACGCTCGCTTTGTTGCCAAGCTACCGTCTGGTATGGCTAGCGGATTAATAAACGCACCGTCAAAGATTGGTGCAGCAATGAGCGGACACCGTGTAAAAGACGACGGGAATGTTGAACAACTAAACGACAAACAAAGAACGGCAACGTTACTGGACGGATCTGTTGATGTTGGTGGGCTAGCGTTTGGTGGTAGCGGCACTCTATTGAAATCACTTGGCAAGCAGTCCGCAAAACAGGCGGCCGATCGAACTGCAAAACAGGCAATATTGAATACAGTTAAAGAAATTGCTAAAGATGGTGCTAAAGAAGGACTTGAGGAATCTACTCAGACGTTTTTGGGCGATGTAGCCGATAACGGCAGATTAGACGCCGGAATAAAAGACTATGGGCAAGCATTCGGACTGGGAGCCTTTGGCGGCGGCGTAATGGCCGGCGCCGGCAAGGGTGTTCAGGCGGGTAAAAGTACTTTGAACAGTGCGATAAATAGAGCTGTTCAAAATATTAATAGCGTACAGACTAGCGCGGATATCCCTAATGCGGCAGCGAAAAGCGACACAAACGCCATAGCCGCCCGCCAAAACAATGCAGGACGACTAGAGCAAGAAGTCTTAGCGCAAAGAGAGACCCAGCAGCCAATCCAGCCACAGCAACAACCACAGACGCAAGCTCAAACTGCAGTAAACACAGCGATAAACCCTGTAAATAACCAGCAAACGGGATACTCATCATTCTTTAGACGCCCAGCAGAAAACAACTCAATCCGTCAAGCGGCAGAAGTTAACGCGGTCAATACACGAACCAACCAAGCACACCCAATCCAGCAGGTCAGTGCTAGCCAGACAGTAGAGACTACTATGCCAAACGCCAGCCCTGCCCTCAAGCAAGCTGTCAGCCAAAATATATCCGACATCCAACGCGGCGACACAAGCGCTATTGCTACCCGCCAGCAAACTGCTGGCAAGCTGGAAAATTATCTCGTCGAACAAGCTACTCAGAGTGTACAGAATATGGTAGCGGCAGACGTGAGATATAAGCTAGATGATCAACCTAGCATCGACCACACAGCAGAAATCCAAGCTTATAACGATCATCTGGGGCGGCTTCGTCAACAGGAAAGCAACCTATTAGCACAAGGACTAAGCGAGAACTCTGCACCAGTCATCAATAACCGCAAAGCACAAGCTGAGGCTATCTATGCACGAAATCACGTAGGCGAGATGAGTGATGACGGAGTACGTTATAAGTTAAGCCCTGCCCAAGAAGAATTCTTTAAGGACTCTAAAATCCGAGACGAAAACGGCAACCTTAAGACTGTTTATCATGGCACAAAATCTGACTTTGATGAGTTTAGTCGTCGGAAGATTGGCAGTGCTACTGATCCTGGTCTGTATGGAACTGGTTTTTATTTTTCAGATCACGAAGGAACCTCCAGAAACTATGGGGATCGGGTAATAAAAGCTCATCTTAACATTAAAAATCCACTGAATCTCGGCGATTTTAACAGTAAAGAATCTCTGGCTGAGCATTTAAGAATATCGCCAGATATTTTATCTGATTCTGGTGGCTTTATACATCCAACAACCTCTCACACAAGCAGCTTCTCATCTGCCTTAAGGTATGCAGGATATGATGGTGTTATCATTCCACGCACAACCAAAGGTGCACGTGGTAATGAGATAGTAGCTCTAGATCCAGAACAGATTAAATATATCGATAACCTCAATCCAACAGATAGTCCAGATATGAGGTATAGGATAGACACTGAAGCGCAAAAGACTAGCGATACTAAGCAAGACCTAATCAACCGCTCACGTGAGGTTATGGGCGATAGTGCAGTGTTGTTTGCCGACCTAGGCACGTTTAATGGTAGAGATATTGATGGATTCTATCGTGATGTCGAAGGGGTAGTCTATATAGCAGAGGGCAAACCAAGCCTCAATACGCTCAACCACGAATTAGTACACCGTGTGATGGCTAGCGTAGACGATAGAGCCAGAAATAACGCCATAGACTATATTGTCAAGACTAATGGTGCAGAAAGCCTAGTAACCGAATACCAGCGTAAGGGATATGATATAAAACTAGATGAGCAAGGTGTTAAGGTAGCTGCGGAAGAAAAGCTAGCCGATGACTTTATGGAGTATGCTAAGGCACGTGCGAAAGGCACGGATATAGACATACTCGGCAAAAGACTACACATTCCAGGCGAAATAGTTGCTTACTTTGAGCGTATTTGGCAATCCGTTCGTTCATTTGCCGGCAAAGCTGATCTAGCTAAACAACTATACGCCCAAATGGAAACAGGGAAATTTAGGGGTATAGCGCCACAAACTAGAGGTGGTGTTGAGGGCAGTCTTGCATATAAAATTGACCCAGAAAGCGCTAAAGACGCAATTGCTCGTTTCAACTCGGTAAAGAACGGCTGGCGGCGCAAGACTATTATGTCTCGTATAACACCAGAGTTGGCGCAGATGTATTCTGAGGCAACTGGTTTCAGAGTCAGTAGTAACGCTAAATTGGTCCTTACTGATAATGCGGTCAGACACATGAAAAATAGCGGACATTTAGACGGTAAAGGGCGCTATGGCATAGAAGATACCAACCCAATAACAGACGCCGACATTGCAGATATTCCTTTAGTGTTTGCAGAACCAGACAACATCAAGGTAAAAGGACAAAAAGGGTACAGAGGTGAAAAGATAGAGTTATCTAAGCAGCTGGATAATATGCACATCTTGGCAGTAGAGCTAGAGCAAAAGCCCAACGGAGACTTTTATATAGTATCGTACTACAACAAAAGCAGAAGCCCACGGCAAGCGCAGGCTTCTGGCTCTCAGGGGCTGGATGCAGACTTCAGCGAAGTCCCGACCAGTTCACGTCCGAAACGGCCCGGAGAGGCTAATGACAACATTGTAGCAAATCTTACCCAAAATGTCAACACCGACCCCCGTTACCGACTAAACCAACCACAGAATCAGTCTCTTCAAGAGACCATCAACAATATCCAAGATAATCCTAAACCAAGAATGACCAAAGAGCTACGTCAAGCTATAGACGAGGAAATATACAACTACTACCCAGAATTATTCGCGAATGAAGCCGCCGACCTCCAAAGTACCAACGGCGATTGGAATATACCTCGTCTGCATGTAGATGACTTAAAGCACTATTTAGGAGAATTAGCCAACGATATACCATCAAGATATAAGAGACGAGACGGCAAGAGAGATATCGATACCGTAGCTCAAGAGATGGGCTATGACGATATCGACAGCTTCATCAATGAGATACATCGAGTGCTAGAGGCTCGCCGTAATGTACGTGCTGGTAAACAACGACTAGCAGAGCTGCGTCGAGACCCAGATATTATTGCCGATGCGCAACAAGCGCTTGCAGCTAAAAATAGCAGTCATACTCAGCCTACTCAACCCCAACAATCACCCGACGAACAGCTAAAAGAGACTGTTCAAAACCAGCCGCTCGAACAACAGGGCTTTAAAAACATACCACTAGAAGACAATCACTTACTAACCAAAGGCAATCTATACGAACAAACAAAGCCTGGTATACGAGACGATTGGACGAGACCATTCCAAGACGGAGACTACGAGTATCACTTACACACCAAACGCAGCCGCGATGGTAAGAAAAGCTTTAATAGCTTCGAACGTCGCTATGTTGGTGATGACGGCGAATATGGCGATTGGATGCCAACCTCGCGAGCTGCTTACATATGGAAAAGTCAGTCCAAAAAGATAGATAAGGTTAATAGAGATCAAGCAATCCAGGAAGCCTTAAATGCCGCTAAGCAAGACGGTGAGGTCCAAGAGTTTATGGCGTATGAGAATCCTGGTCGTGAGGGTGGTATTGCAGTTGTGCCGCTAGTGGGCGAGCACTCAATTGATGGTGGCTTCGTCCGTAATCCAAAGACGGGAGAAATTGAAGGTAACTATATTCAAGTAACGCCGTTTGGCGTAGTACACCAAACGAACGGTAAGTTTGACGTGTTAGAGGTTGACCACCTGACAAGCTCCCTAGATAGAAGCAAGGGCGGCATAACAGATAACTTTAATCGCTTAGTTGAGAAAAACGTTAAAGACGAACTTGGACAGAAGCTGCTCAAGGACTTGTACTACCAAAAGACCGAGGCATACGCTAACTATGCTGATGCAGTTGAAAATATCATAGGTAAACACAAGGAAATAGCTAGGTATGTAGATAAAGCTCGACCGCGATTTAAGAATGAAAAGAAGTTCTGGGAAGATGTGGGAATGTACACCGAAGGTAAATTCCCAGTAGGTGCTGCTGATGAAAGTATGCAAACGGCATTCGCGAAAAAATATGGCGAACAGGCGGCTGCCCGCGTCAAAGAATACGATCAGTTTATGCGAGAAAACTATGATTCAATGATTGAGAACCTGAATGAGATTAGGCGAATGTATGGTAAAGATGAAGTCCCATACCTCAAAAACTACATGCCTCATATCGAGAAACGTAGCGGCATGCTAGGCCGCGCCGTAGATAAGCTGCTAGCCGCTTCACCAGTAGGTATTAAGGGAGATATAGAAAGCCAAGCCCGAGGCGAGATACCGGCCTCATTAGCAGGACTATCAGCTGATTTCAAACCAACTCATAAGTTCAATGCTAACGAGAAGCAGCGGCGCGGCGGTATGATGGATTACGAAAAAGACCCGCGCAAGGCTTTTGAATACTATACCGATGTGATGCTCTACAATACCCATATGGAGCCAGTGATTGCCCGTGGTCGGCAAATAGAGTCATCAATGAGGGTTATGGATATGGCGAGAAAAGATGGTACACACATTGACCCAGATAGCAATCTCGCGCAGGGCGAAAAAATATCGAATAAGGCTACTATTGCCGTACAAGACTTTGTAAATGAGATGGCTGGCAAGAGTAGTTCGTTAGACCGTCCATTCATAGACAGAACTAACGCAGGAGTTCAAGTTATCCGCCGTCTAGAAAGTGTGAATGGTGCTAATAAGATTTTAGGTAACCTATCATCAACCTTAGCGCAGACATTAAACCTGCCAGAAACGGTCCGAGATAATGGACTGCGCAACACTGGTCGTGCGTTCTTAACAGCATTCCAGAAAGACACTAAAGAGGCAATGCACAAATCGGCATTCCTACGCGAGCGCTATACAGATACTGAAGGTAAGTTTATTAAGTCAAACTACCAGAAAGCTACCAATGCAATTAGCGTAGTGTCAGGCATGAATCTGGTAGAAAAGAAGTTTATACAACTCAACTGGGCAGCTAACTACAACAGATTTAAGAAGCAGGGCTTGACAGGATATCAGCTGATAAAAGCAGCCGACCAAGCAACGGAGCGAGCTGTTGGTGGACGCGGTATCGGTGCTATGCCGCAGGTGTATAAATCGACGCTAGGTAAGATGTTCTTGCAATTCAGCTACGAAACAAACGAGAGCTGGAAAAACAACATTGCCCATGCTAAAAAAATCGGTTCAGACATAAAGAGATTACAATTCAAAGATGGAGCCAGCGGTGCGGTACGAGCCGCTGAGGCATTTGTGGTAGCCTATGGGTTAAATATGCTGATGAAACAAATCACGGGCAATGAGCCACTAACTAATATGGCTGATGCAATCAAAGACGCACTAAGCAATGACGCCGATGGCGATGGTGAGGATGACAAGCTGGGGCAAAAAATAGCCCGAGTCACCGGTGAAGCGGCAAAGGCAAATCCATTTTCACAGGCAGCGGTCAATATGATACCTAAATCAGAGCGAGAAAAGATATTTGGCAAGTCAAGCGACTTCGGCCGCTTTGATGGTGCTACTGGCGTCGCACAAACGGCTAGTAATTTACTAGGCGCTGGATTTTATGCGACTCAGGGCGATAAGGAGAATACCGAGAAGAACTTGCGAGGATTGATACCAGCTGGCAACCAGATAAAGAAAACTACCGAGGGTGCGCAATTGTTGCGCGAAGGCGCTGATACCTATACTGACAAGTATGGTAAAACGCGTACTAACTTTGAAGTAGACAATAACGACCCTTGGACGCAGGCAAAAGCTTTGCTGTTTGGCAAAAATGCCGTACGCCCCGACGAGAAAGCAAATGGCGGTACTCTATCTACTGGCGGCGGTGAAGCCGGCAAGGCAGCTAGAAACTTTGAACGCGGACTGAAAAAGGGAGAATACAAAATCCAAGATGGTCTGCTGGTAAATAAAAAAGGTGATGTTCAGCGGGAATACTATAAAAACCTCGCTACCGCCCAGGGAGAAAGCGACGAAGCCTACAGTAACTGGATGAAAGCCTACAACATCGATGGCGCATCGACCATAAAGAAAGAATTCAGTTCATCTAATGATATCCTTAATAAGCTGGAAAACGGTGAGAAGAAGGTTAATAAGGCCAAGAGCGCCGTAGACATCCTCATGGGCAAACATAAGGACTTGCCAGATTGGGTACGGGAACGCTACTATCGGGAGTCTGGTTATACCAAGGAGCAAATCGAGTACGGAGCAATGACTGCTCATAAGGAAGTGAGCCTGATGGACAATTATTGGCGTCAGAAGGCACAAGAATCATCCCACGAGGAGCTGATGCAAGCACTAACTAACGGGCGCCGTAAGAGTATCACCGGGCAGATGTTTGCCAAGAATGGCGTCATCAATAAGTTACGGGCCGAGGGCTACATAACTAAGTGGGAAGCAAAAGCCCTCAATGCCGCTCAATTTGACGTAGATGGCAATAGGATTGCTAAAGAGACGTCTGGTGGAGGTAATGGTCGGAGCGGTTCTGGACGCAACAGGGGTGGCAGAGCTTCATCAACATCGCCATTGATATCGGCTGCTGTCAAAAACATCAACAGCCTAACCTCAGCCGCACCAAAAGCGAACCAGACCTCAGTAAAGGGCATAAATATTAACCAGATAGGACAAAACCTTATTAATAGATCGGCTACTCAGAGGCAAGTAAACGCTACTTTGAAACAATGGAACAGCACTAGTAAGAAGAATCCAAAAATACACATCAAGAAAGCGCGAGCGTAATTACTCAATTTATGCTATAATTAAGAGTAAGAAAACAGCGTGACCTAAAAAAACACGGAGCGTCTGGCAATAATAAGCCGGCTCCGTGTTTTTAATTTAGGGAAACGCCATGAACACTACACAGCTTATATCAGCCGTTATGTTAAAAGCCACTGGCAAAGTACGAAACCTGCCAGAGACCGACAAGAAATATCAGAAGATATTGGGTATTGCTAATTTATACATACAGCAATGGGAGAGTGAACCAAATGTTGATTGGCAATCCTTATACGATCCAGCATACACGATCGACACTTTATCGACAGATCAAGCATACGCCATTGATATGACCAAGGTGGCAAAAGTAAGCGACGTACTAGGTGATACTATCAAAGTCAAAAAAGATGGGCAGGAGCGCGAGTATACTACGGTCCCACCGGAACAAGCAGGGACATACAAGGGACAAAACTGCTGCACCATTGCTGGCAACAAGCTAGTATTCATTGATCCTATTAGGAGTGATGACCATATGATAGGCGGTCAGATAACAATACCTGTTTATCTTCATGCACCTTTACTCACCAGCCAAAGCAGTACAGTTCCCGTAGATAATCCGATGTGGCTAGTTGTTATGTGCGCTGCAGAATACGCGCGTAACGATATTCTTCTGCAAAATCAATACGGTAACCTCATTGAAGAGGCAAATCAGCTGATGCAAAAGATGATTGAAAATAATGCCGCTCAGGCTAGCTATCGACCACTACACATGGTCCCAGGAGTGTCTGATATATGCTAAAGCCTGCCAAAAATATGAAGTCGCCAAAGATACAGCGCTTGGCGGTGCAGGACTGGCAGAACGGCGTAGTAACAGCCTTTGATGACGGGCGTTCACCATTAAGAGGTTTACGGTCATGCGAAAACATGGTTCTAGATCAGGACTCAGTCATCACGTCTAGGTGCGGCACGGCAAAATATGGTCCGCAGCCACTGGGAAAAGTATTGGGCGAGTTAGCAGAGTTTCGTAGTACGACTAATAAAGGCTCGATAAATTGGCTAGCCTGCTTGCAGCGAATTAACGATAAGACAAAATTATGTGTTGCTAAAGGTGAAGATGCTACCTGGCAAGTAATTGATGGTAAAGAATACCACGAGTCATCCCGCGGACACTTCAGGCAGATAAGTAACAAACTACTGATTATGAATGGTGAGGATACGCTGAGTTATTTGGATATTTCTACTATGAAAATTGTAGCATTCCAGAAAATAGCCGACCCAACAGTGCCAATACTGGATAAGAATACAGGGTTAACCGGTACTGGGTTCAAGGTATTTTATGCAGTTACTTTCAATTCTACAGTGGGTGAGACAGCAGGCTCACCATTACTCTCTACAACAATATCTACCGACCGAGATATGTGGAATAGTGAAAAGCAGAGCTTGTCTATCAAACGTCCAGACAGCACAGAGGCCAAATCGTGGAACATCTATTGTGGTGTTGGCGTAGACGGTGGCGGTGATCCAACGTTATATCGACTATCAACAGCACTACCGATGGATCAGGTAACGTTTATTGATAATGGGTCACGTAGTCTGGATATGTCTATACCTTTGCCTAAAGACAACAATACTGCTGGCCCAAAAGCCACGCGCGGCGATGTAATTAACGGGCGCATTTGGTTGACTGGAGATAGAGAAAATCCATTCTACGTTTGGCGCGGCGGTGATTATGGACACGAGCTAGACTTCTCACCAGGGTACGGAGGTGGCTATACGCCTGTTGGTAGCGGCACAAAGGAAGTGCCAATTGCAGTAAGACCGTATCGCGATGGCAAGGGCGATCCAAAAGTTACCGTTCTGTCTAGTGGTACGAACGGTGCTGGTAAGCGATTCTATGTCGCACCAACGAACATATCATATGGTGATGAAAGTATCACCGTATGGCAAGTACAGGAGGACACAGGAGCCGATGGTACAGATAGCCCCGATGCTGCAGTAATTTACAACAACGATTTGCTTTATCCAAGTCGCGATGGATTCAAAACTACGGGTACGCTGCCGCAATTACAAAACGTATTATCCACCAAAAGAATAACTAACACTATTCAAGATGCGATTAGTACTCTGAATACTAAAGCTATTAAGAAAGCTGTTGGATTAGCATTTGAAGGGCGTGTGTACTGGGCATTACCAGTAGCAGCTAACTATAATAATCAAATTTGGGTTTATGATGCTGAGCGCAAGGGCGCATGGATGAAGCCGTGGAATATTCGAGCCGATTGGATGACTCTGTACAACGATAACTCTGGCGTAACACATTTTCTAATTACCCAAGAAGATAAGATTGTTGAACTATCAAAGAGTGTCAAAACGGCAGATGACGGAAGATTATTCAACACGAGCGCGCAAAGCGGACAACTCCGATTCGAGGAAACCGGTCGCGATTGGGCACGAGTATTAAGAGCTGTATTTACCCTGCTGCGCCCACAAGGAAGAATAACGTTAAATGCTACCGTAAAAACTGAAGATGGACTTCAGAACTTTTCTGAAACACGATATTTTGGCGCAACATCAAGCCGCACTGGTTGGAGCGAGCCGGGAGTGTACTGGAGTACACCGGGCGTGCAGTGGAGCGGAATAAAGAATGTTCCAAATGTGTTTAATTCAGCAAGCGAAGATATAGAGTTGGAAATTGATGAGGATGCTCAGTGGGTGCAATATGGCTGGTCATCATCCGAATCTGGAGTAAGCTACGCGATGTCAAGGGTGGTATTTGAGTACGTCAATATTGGTACGAAAGATCTAAGCTAAAGGAGGAAACTATGGCAAGTATAGAAGATAAAATTACACGAGTAATGGACGGCTCTTATCCAAATGTAGCGCACGTGATAAGCCCGCGCGCGGCAGGATCCGACACATTGATGACTGACGGCTTAAGCGGCTGGAGTACAGAAACGGCAATGAATTTCATAACCTATAGAGCCGACTCTGCTGGCAACGTAATTGAGGGGACTGTTCGCGATTGGACAGGAGTGGCCAACAAAGCAAACAGCAGTATCATAAACCTGAAGCTATTAGCAGGTCCTGAAGATGACGGTAGCAATGTCGGTGACATCGTTCAACCATGCGCCTCTGCTTCATGGGCTGATCGTCTGGCGCAAGCTTTACTAGAATCCCTTGATACAGACGGAAAATTAAAAGAGGGTATAGTTGAGACTAAAAACATAAAGGATAAAGCTATCACTCCAGAAAAGGTTGATTTTGCGTCGCTACCAGCATACGACTACAGCTCTGAGGAGGTTGATACAGGCAGGAAATGGATTGACAGAAAGTCAATCTATCAGAAATCTATAACTTTTACTACGAAGGGTTCTGGCACAGAAGAAACTGGAGCAAACAATGAAACGTTCGACTACATAGATAAGCTAATTTCTCTGGATGCTGTTCTGAATATGTCGAACGGCGAGAGATATCCAAACGGCTACACAAATCCAGGCGCGCCATCTTTACAGTATTTTCAGCTTAAATTCGCTAACTGGGAAGGTGCCCCAAAAATACGTTACCAAACAAGAACTGTTGGCGTTGTAGCGATGACTATTTTGTATACGAAGAAATCTAAAGAGGACTAGATGTCTGCGACAAACCTTGTCTGTCTATCGTATAAGTGGTAAAATATAACCATAAGTTAAACAAAGTGTGATCTCAAAAAACGGAAGCACGCGTAATCATGAAAGGCTTCCGTTTTTTATATGCCAAAATCAGATACAGAGCAAAACGAGCGCCTAGCAAGACTAGAGGTATTTAATGAGAAGGTAGTAGAACCGTCTCTTACGCAAATCTTAGAAAAGTTAGACGGCCTGGTGTTAAAACGCGAATTTGAAGAGTATAAAAAATCGACTGACGACTCACTAAAGAAACTAACGGAGTTAAACGACAAACTGAATAGTAATTTTCTAATCAAGGTAATAGTACTGTCTGAAAATAAGGTATTAAACTTTTTCGCCGGCACTATTTTTACTCTGTTTATCGTAGCCACAGGATTGAGTGCGATGCAGATGGCACAGCAATTTTTGCGGCAACCAAACGTGATTAAAGAGGTAATTAATGTCAAGGAGAATAAATAATGGCAATAGATATCAACGTAGATCAGTATGCGCTCAAGCGTCTAAATATATTCTTTCCAGCCGATACTGATAATACTGGTCGAGACGGCAATCTAACCGGTCAATGTGTGTCGCTAGTCAAGTGGTTTCTAGCAGAGATGACAAGCGTACCTAATCCGTTCATAGCACGCGGTCACGCTAAAGATTTTGGCGACCAGTTAGTACGAGAAGGCCACGCTTACGTAGTATCATCACCGAAACGCGGCGATATTGTTGTCTGGAAACAAGATGGCGGTGGATATGGACACATTGGTGTTGTGACGAGCGGCGATGTTTTTGAAGAGAATGTACATATACCGGGTCCCGTCACGCGTGTAGTAGATGGCGACGTAGTCTATGCTTCGCGCCTTGGCAAGATTAACGAGAGTTTTCGCCGCGGAGCACCAACGTTTTATCGAGTACGCACCTATGTCGAAAACCTGCCAAAGCCAGCAGCGCCAAATAACGCGCCAGCTATCCAGCAAGCATACAGAGAAATCCTAGAGCGTGAGGCTGATGCGGGCGGATTAAATCATTATCTATCTCAGATGAGTAAAGGCTGGGGTATCGAACAGGTACGTCAAGATTTGATGGAGTCGGCAGAGCGGCGCACGCTATTGGCTAACAAGACTAGGGCCGAAGCTGAGCGCAAAGCGCGTGAGGAGACCGCCAGAAAGGCGGCCGAGGAGAAAGCTCGCCAGGAAGAGCAAGCACGCAAAGAAGCTGAAGAGAAAGCATTGCGTGAAGCTGAGGAGAAGAAAAAACAGGAGCAGGATAGTAGCGTAGATACTCGACTATCTAAAATCGAAGAGATGTTGCGATTTATTGTAGATTTTATTACATCAGTGTTTAAGTTTAATAAAAAATAAGGAGGATATTATGGAAAAAGTAAAAGCACTATTTAGCGCTAAAACCGCTAAAGGACGTATGGTTCGCAGTTTCCTGCAAACTATCGGCGCTGGCCTAGCATTACTAACAGTAGTAGTCTTAGCGCCGGAGTTTAAAAGATTTCTAGACATGTTAGGGCTTGGCGGCTGGATCGGCGCAATAGCTAGCTTCGTAGCTGCTGCATCTGGTGTTTGGTCGGTCGTAGAAAAATGGTACTACAAGCTAGCTGCTTGGGCGGAATCGTAAAACATGAATCAACAGAAAATAACCATCACCAAATCAAGCTTGTATTTTCGCGAGTGCAAGGCTTGCGGCTGCGTAACGCTACATGTCGGCAAGACCACTCCTGAAATGCCGCAAGGCTCAACATACAACGACTGCTTGCAGTGCTTAGTGGATGCACACAGCGTGCCAGGACTGAGCCGCTGGCACGACCCGAAAACTGGCGCACTACTCAAAGAGCCGCGCGGTAAGACACCGCCAGCGTCAAAAGGTTGAGCTATAAAGAATTACTTTATAGTTGAGATAGTAAGGATTACTTATCATCTGAGCTGTTCGGGATTTCCGAACAGCTGGATTTAGCAGAGATAATACAAGAAAACCTGAATAACTATTGACATTTGCTTAAGTATTTGCAACAATATAATTAATCACACACTAGACACGCCCTCGCAAGAGGGGTCTATAAAATCCCTCGCCCGCGCGAAAGTCGGGAGAGGGATTTTTAATTCCTCGTACAAACAGAAAATCTTGTCAAGCCCTAAAGCACTAAAGGTCTTGCTGGATTTTCTCATAACGCACAACACCCTTGTCTAGCGATGGTGCTAGTTAGATTTGGGTTTAATTTTGGAGGGTTAACAGAGGTGACGACGCATCAATTGCAATCTCAATCTCAATTTAAAAGGTTTCCTAAAAGAAACCCCAATCTCAATACCAATTACAATTGTTTAGTTATGTCGGACGAAAAACAACCGATGGACAAGTGGCAAAAGACGCGGCGAGCTGAATCAATAGCATTTCAACTTTGCGACAAGTTTAACAATCACGACTACTTTTCGTTCTATTGCAAAGTAGCATTGAAATTGCCAGAATACAGAATTTGGCAATTAGTCGAGGAAGCTCAACGTGGACATCAGCCAGCGCGACTATTCTCATTTCTGTGTAAGAAAGCAGGTGTATGACGTTTGATGTTAGTAAAGCGAGACGTAAGCTTGCTAAGCAAATTACTGAAGTTAGAGCTAAACGCGACCAGCAGAGATTATTCTCAAAAAGAGACGGTAACTGTAACCATGAGTGGAGACTATATAAACAGCGCCTTGGAATAGATCGTAACCGACCGACGGGAGATACATACTGCGGTCCACTGGGTCCATATTTAGTGGTTTATGGTTGTACTAAATGTCATAAAAAACGTTATGTCGATCTGAAGTATCTGTAGAATAATAATCTGGGGTTTAAGGTAATAGTAAAAATTTTAAGTCATTCTGAGGAGACTACAATGAATGCATCAATATCAACTATTACAACCTCTAAATCTACGGTAATCAATGAACTGTCGCAGATGAGCAATCTGTTTAAAACAGAATGCTATACAGAGAATATCAAAGAGCTCGCGTTTCAATTCATTCATTACTCAGCCATCATTGAAGACATGTCACCCGACACAATATCAACAAGAGTAACGCGCCTTAGACAGTTTGTAGGATTTTGTGACAGGTTCCATAAAACCAATATAACCGAGTTATCCATTAGATGGCTTGATTTCTATTTCTACGAATATCGAAAGAATCATGCCGCATCAACTACTAATGCAGCTAAACGTGTACTAAAGGCGTTTTTCAAGTGGTGTAGAGAACGCATGAACTTAGATTGCATTAACCCAAACCTCGTCAAATCACGCAAGAACGCAAAACCACGACCAAGATACATACAACATCAAATTATACAGTCTGTACTACAGAAAACAGCTGAGAGCGGCTATGAGAGGCAAGTAAATATGCTCATAGATTTTGCTTACGATACTGGACTTCGTATATCAGAATTATGCAGAGCTGGCTACGATGATATTGACGGATTGAATCTGTATGTAAAGGGGAAAGGATCGAAGGAGCGTACTGTTTTTTTAACGGAGCGCTTAAAATGCAAGCTAGAGGAGTTCGTAACTGACTATAATCGTTTTTACGGTCCGTTATTCAGATTGAACGATAAAACAGCTAGAGTTTGGATGCAGCGCACATTCAAGGAGTACGCTAATATACACATGACGCCACATCAGCTACGTCACAGTTTCGCTGTTCGCTTGCTTATATCTGGCTGCGACTTGATAACTATTCAGAAATTATTAGGACATAGCGATATCTCAACAGTTCAGATATACCTACAAATTAAAGATGAACTAGCAGAAAGTCAGTTTTACAAAGCTATGAAAAACGCTCAAGGCTATTGACATTTATGTCATTATTTGCTAGTATATAGACAGTCAACAATGACAGAACATTGATAGATTTTCAATTAGTTATTTTGCCTAGTTAGCAGCTGGGCAAAAGAACTACTTTTCGGCAGGAATTGTTGTGGTGGACAATCGTAGTTATGGAAATGCTTATCTCACCTCTTTCCGC